TTCTATAATATTTTCAGAAGCTTCTGAAGATTCATTATTCTTCGTTATGGTTGCAATTAGTTGGGTAGTTGAAACAGTATCGTTTACATATACAATTCTAGACGCTGTTCAAGTATTCTCATACACATCAGTAGCACTGTATGTTATTGTGTATTCCCCTACTTTATTAGTGTCAACTGTTCCAGTAGTAGTGACTGTTTCACCGCCATCCGCAGTTGCTCCCATATCAGTATAAATGCTATTTAATTCAATTATTTCTGGGTTATCGCCAGCTATTGTTATAACAGTGGTTGTATTTACAAACAAGTAACGGTTTTCGGATATGTCACATCTGTGGCCGTATTGAAGCATAATTTACCTCCAGCATTTGTTTTATTAGTGAAAATCGGAGAACCCGAAGGTGTCGGGGATCCAGCAATGAACAATGTTATTTTTATTTCGTCTATTGTGATTTTGCTGATCTCACCACCACTTTTGACGGGAAACGCTGTGATGGTATTATTTGTATTTGATAATATTTGAAACATGGTTTTGATCGTCACATTGCCCCCTGGCATCTCGCTCAAGAGTATGTAGCTTTTCTCACTACATTTGTCACACGTTTCTGGCGGTGGTTCATCACACCCACAGCATCCACCATATAGTTCTCTACGACCACATGCTCTACGACCACCACCACAAGGTTTTTGACACCCATAACATTGGCATTGACTTTCATTCGGATTAAATCCTTGACATAAACCGACACATCCACCTCCTTTAATTTTCATTTATATATTATAGTTTATTTTATTTTTATTTAATTATTAAAAATATATATTTAATATTATATAATGGTGGACTTTACTTTATTAGAAAAAATTGTTAATAGTAATACTGTATTTAACATAGGTAAAGATAAAAAAGTAATATATGAAGAGACAGGTATATTAAGAGACAATATTGAAGCACAGATAATAAATCCGGAAAGTAATTTTGTAGTAGTTACTTATTGGTGGGGTAGAGGTAGAGATAATGCAAATATTGCTAGACCTTGTATGGCATATTATGAATCTATTATAAGTGACTTAAAAGATTTGGCGATTGACTATTTTGATGTAATTTATAAATCCCAGAGGTTTTCTATTGATAATCCGGATCAAGTAATAAATAATTATGCTGATCAGTTAATTACAAGACCTGTATTTAAAAAATTAATAACTAAATTTACAAATGAATATTTTGATGGAATTTATTGGGGTTTGACTCAAGCAGAAAGATTAGATGTTTTTGGTGAAGTTGTTGGTGAAAAATCATTTTTAAATTATAAAAATGATCCGAAAACATTTTATAGATTAATTGAAAAATTAAAAAGTAAAAAAGAAAATGAAACAAGTCCAATTGGTTTATTATTAACACAGAACGAATTTATTGATACGGAAAAAACAGCGAGAGAATTAATTGAAGAATTTTTATTTAATATTTCATATGAAATACTTAAATTATTAGGTGGAGACTTACTACAGAAATATTATATATATGAAAGTGTGGAAAAATTAAAGGCGAATCAAAATGAATTAAATAAAGATGAGTTATTGGGTATTTTGAATTATGAAAAAGAAGAATTTAAAAAAATAGATGAAAACATATTAAAAAAGTTAAAATTAAAACAAGATTTTGTAATCAAAGATAAATATAATTTGATTGATGAATTAAGAAATGAGCTAAATAGTATGATGTTAATGGGACAAGATATAGAAAATTATGACAAGACGTATACCGATATGAATATTTTTGATATTTTAAATGATAATATGAGATGGGAAAGTGCTACTAAATTCGAAAATATGATTGATAATTGGAGGAATGCTTGTAGATTAAATAACTGTAATTATTTATCTGTAGAATATAATGAATTTCTCGCTGATGGTGGTTATCAAGATGCAATTAATGCCAAGCCATTTTTTATTAAAAAAGCATTAGAATTATGTCCAGGTAGAGCAGTTGTATATATAGATGGTGATATGTTTATTAGAAAATATCCATGGATTTTTGAAACACCAAATATAGATTTTATGGCTAGAGGGTGGAATATAGATCCAAGGGCGAGTTGGACATTATCGGAAAGTATTACATATGACCCATATAAGTTTGAAACATCTGGTGGAATCATGTATTTTTCACAAACACCAGAATCAAACGAATTATTAAATCAATGGATAAATATTACAACTAGTCCTACAAATGTCGGAAAAGCAGATGATCGTTTATTATCAGTAATTGTTAATTCCAAGAGTTATTTATTAAATATGAATATTATTCAATTACCCGTAGAATATTTATGGTTATCATTAACATATGATGAAAGAATGATGTCGTTGCCTTCACATCGTTGTTCTGATTTTGAAAGTAATAGTAAATCTGAGTGTTTAGCAATAGAAGGAAATGAGTGGTATGATGCTGCTGGTGGATATGATTGGGATTTAACTGAAATGAGTAATTCAATTTATGTAGAACACCCAGAGTGTTTAACAAGTGAAGAATCTGCTAAAGGTGCCGGTGCTTCAAGTGATAGAACACCAAAACACCACGCATTCATAGATGATGAAGAAACAACTATACCTGTTTCTGAGAAATTTTATGAATATTTATTTTTTGAAAAAAAATCAGATGTAAATGAAATGAGTACTTATCTTAATTTTATGAATGATCATGTAGTATACTTAGATGATGGTAATGAAAAAAATTATGAACTTGAATTAGTTGATCCTGAAGATGAATCTAACAATGCTAAACCTCTATATGTTACAAATTACGATGAAAGATATGGTGAAAGAAATATAAATGCAGAAAATAATCAAGAATGGTTATTACAAAATGGACCATTGGTTATAGAAGAATTAATTAAATTAAAATTCCCGGGAACAGATATTATTCTTGTATGTGAAGAATTATTTGATAATATTTCTTCAATTGATGATAAAAATACTGCTATTTTATCATCGATAATTCAATTATTAACACAGGGATATGAAGTTGTTTATAAACCCCGCGAATGTGGTATAGATACAGGAAAAGGATGTTATTTAGAAATGTTAGTTAAAAAAAGATATAGTATGGATTTAGCTTTTTTCCCTTTACCCAATGATAGTAAATGGACACACTTTTTGAGACCACCAATCAATACGAAACAACCGATTTATTTTAATATGTCAAATATAGATAGTTTATTAATTAAGATTTTAAAGATGTTTTCATCAATAGATGATTTATCTAATTATCTAAATAAAGGTTCTTATCAAATCATATCAAGAATAAGAATTAGATATTGTTTTACAAATAAAAATTTATATGATAAAAAAGATTATCCTTGTATAAATACATTACCTGAACTTCAATATGTGCCAGAAGAAGAATTAAATTATGAAACTCCAGAAATAACAGATTCTCTTGAATCACCTGAACAAGGTAATCGTGTTAGTAAAATGTATACTGGATTTAAAAATAGATTATCTAGAATGAATGGTGGATATAAAGGAGGATCAATATCTTTAGATAAAATACAGGAATATGAAATAGGTCAATGTGAAATGTATCCACAAGAAGAATGTAATGTAATTGATGAATTACCAACAAAAATAATGGGTGGGAAAAAAAAGAAGAAATCATTAAAAAAGAAGAAGAATAAAAAGAATAAAAAGTCATTAAAAAAGAAATAATTAAAGACATCTTTATATTTTAAAATTAGATATTATTAATAACTGGAATATCAATTCCTATATATGTTCTTGAATTTAGTTTTTCTTGGCAAATAGCATATTTATATAAACAAACAACTGAACAAATCATTAAACCAATAATTAAAACTGATCCACAGATTGCTCTAAGTAAAGAATCAATATCTGATTCTGACATTAAATTTATTTTAAAGATAATAATTTGTATATTTTAATCAAATTATTAAATAAAAGATGGGGCACCTCCGGGAATCGAACCCGGGACCTCTTGCACCCAAAGCAAGAATCATACCACTAGACCAAGGTGCCAATTACATCGTCCGGGAATTGAACCCGAGTCTCCAGCTTGGAAGGCCAACATGTTAACCACTACACCAACGATGTTTGAATTAAAAAAATATATATTAAAAGGTTTCGCCGAGATTTGAACTCGGATCGCTAGATTCAAAGTCTAGAATGCTAACCAGATTACACCACGAAACCAAACTCTCAGCAACCGGATTTGAACCAGTGACCTATGGATCTACAGTCCATTGCTCTGCCAACTGAGCTATACTGAGTTACTATAACTTATATAATAATCTTTAAATATTAACGCACACATATAATATTAAATAGCCCTCTATGAGATTTGAACTCACGACCTTCGCATTACAAGTGCGACGCTCTAACCAACTGAGCTAAAAGGGCAAACGGTGTCGGCAGGGTTCGAACCTGCGCGTGCATAGCACAATAGATTTCAAGTCTATCTCCTTAACCACTCGGACACGACACCAATAAAAAAAATAATATTATAAATGGTAATGGTAATGACTAAGTATACAAATATTTTTTAATTATAAATATTTAATTTATTTTAATTAATAATATGAGTATTAGTTTAATTTATCCATGTTTTTTATATTTAGTCATTACCATTTATTTATTAATAAATAGTAAAACAAATGATAAATTGATATTATCAATAATGATAGTAGGACAATTATTATTATTATTAGGAAGTATTATTAAAAATGATATATTAATTGAAATAGCACATATATTATATACATTGACTATAATACTAGGAGTAATATATTTCAAAGAAACTCCTAATATATTATTTTTGTTAATTATAATATTAATAACATTGTTAACACGTAGATATTATCAGGATTGTTTATTTTATAAAGCAAATAACAATATGCGACTTATTGATATTGATATAAATTTTGATTATATATATTTATCTTTATTAATGATAGTTATATATAAATTATTATGCTAATAAAAAAAATAATATTATAAATGGTAATGACGGGATTCGAACCCGCGAAGCATGTTTGCATCAGATCTTGAGTCTGACCCCTTTGACCGCTCGGGAACATTACCTGGTGATTGTGATGGGACTCGAACCCATAACCTTTCGCTTAGAAGGCGAATGCTCTATCCAATTGAGCTACACAACCGTGGTAATAACGACGGGACTTGAACCCGTGACCTCTGGCTCATAAGACCAGTGCTCTAACCTACTGAGCTACGCTATCAGAAACTAAAATATATAATAAATGGTAATGACGGGATTCGAACCCGCGAAGCATATGCATCAGAACTTGAGTCTGACCCCTTTGACCGCTCGGGAACATTACCTGGTAATAACGACGGGACTTGAACCCGTGACCTCTGGCTCATAAGACCAGTGCTCTAACCTACTGAGCTACGCTATCAGAAACTAAAATATATAATAAATGGTAATGACGGGATTCGAACCCGCGAA